TTGTTTTAAATGCCATATCATGTTTAACATAGTTTGAAATCATGCGAACGGGGCAAAAAATGAAAACTTTTATTCTATTCTTAGATCATAAAGCGGAATATAACCATAAAGACTGTTTTATAAGTTGCTATTCGCTGGCAGATCTCATTAAACATATCGACAATTACAAAAAAGATCCTACAGTCTATTGTATGGTAATTTATGAGACGGATCGGGAATCGGATTATGCCGTTAGCGTGGGAATCGTTCGGAATGACGGTACAATAGATCTCGCTCTATACCCTACACATATCAGAAAAATATTTGATACGTGGACTTTTTAAACGGATTTTAAATGGTAATTATGCGTAATGAGGGCAAAAAGGGCTAAAAAGGGGGCTGGAAATAGAACCAAAAATTATATTGACATCAAAAACGGATTATGATTATCAAAATAAAAATTATTGCTTTTTACCAGCTTTTTATCCGTGCAGGCGTGCGTGTAAATAGCATAAAATTTTGATTTGTCAAGTAAAATTTTACTCTTGAAAACGTTTTCTTATTAGAACCGCTGGATAAATCACATTTTTATAAATATTTCTGTTTTTTGTGATTTTTTTGTTGACTCTTTTTCCACAATTTGGGATAATGTACACATCGAACGGGCTAAACCAATTTAACAAATTATACAAGGGGTTAAAAAATGAGTATTAAATTATTAGATCGTAACACTAATTTTGAATTTATGGATCGTTGCGTTGATTATTTAGGTGAAAAAACAGTTCTAGAGGCATTAATTAAGGCGTTATCATCCGATGATATAAATGATGCTTTTAAGTACATTTGTGACTGTTATGATATACCTTATGACGATATTATCAATGACGATGACGATGACGAACCAGATGATGATAATGAGTAATAAAAAATTTTAAAAAGTGATTGACAATATTTAAAAACTAGAATATCATATGTGTATATTCTAGTTTAACGGGGGCAAAAAATATGGAAAAAAGAGTCACTAAAAAAGATCTTGAGTATTATCTCAAAATAATCAATTCTGAAATTAAAGGAATTAATACAAGTGTAGAAAATGTGCAATATTTTAAAAAGAATAATAAATTTCAAATTGTGTACAGTATGAACGGGGAAATATTAGATTCATACTGGTATAAATTGTCTAAAAAAGATCTTTATATTGCTTTAAAAATGCTTTATAGACAGATTAAAACTTGCTATTGTGTGAATAATATTGTTACTGATTTTAAAGTAAATAATATTCTGATTTGTGGAATGATTGAGGATCTTAATTATTACCATTTAAAGGGCTAAAGGGTAAAAAATCAGTATAAAAAATATTCAGACTAAAAATAGATTTTATATTTGATTTTAGTCTGAATCAAAAAAATATATGTTTATTTGTATATATTCTGTAAACCTTAAAAATAGAATATATTAACAGTTATAGCAATTTGTAGAACTATTGAAAAACTTAATTTTTTTGGATTAAGGGGGCAACAAAAAACAGTATAAAAATTATTCAGACTAAAAACGGATTCTGTATTTTGATTTTAGTCTGGATTTTTTGTCTAAATTTTGAACAAAAAATATAAGTTATTTTGTATATATTCCAATTTTATTAAAAGCATAATAAAAATAATATATAACAGTGATACAAGTTAATTGATATAAATCACAAAAATAAATAAGGTAGTTTACAGTGATTTTTAATTTTAGTATAATGTACTCATACATTAAAACAGTGAAATATTAAAACAGTGGAGGGTATACGCAAATGAACTATTAAACATGATAAACATAAAAGCATAAATTTTTTAATGGAGGTATTGACAACAAAAAATTAAAGTAGTAACATTATAAACATAAAATTTCTTTTAACCTTAATAGCGGGACGGGTAAAAAGTCCCGCAAAAAATAAAAAAGTAATTGACAATTTAAAAACAATAGTTTAAAATAGTATACATAAATTCTTAAGGGGTAAATAATTATGGAATACAAAAAACTTTCTACTAATTGTAGATCTTTCAGTAAAATCAACGATAAGAATTATTGTGTATCTTATGATACTGTTATCGCTGTATGTGACTATACCACAAAAAAGATCTATGTTTTAAGAAATTTATCCGTAACTAGCAAAAAACATTTGTGCCAGTGGGCTAAATATTATGGCATAAATGATCTTGACCGTGTCATCGTTGATAAATCTGTTATAGATAGCCTTTAATGTTTAGGGGGTTCTAATATGATCACATATAAAAAACTTTCTCAAATTGATTATAATTCATTTATACTATTCTGTACTTTTTTGAATGAATACAGAGATCGCACAGAATATAAATTAAATAATTCTGTATGGGGCACATATTCATATGTAGATTATAGTGACGGCAAAAAAGAATTAAAACGTATAAACAATACAATAAAAACAGTTAAAAAGTATATGAATAATAATGATGTTTTTTATTTTGATAGTTTATGTTTCGGGGGCAATAAACCTATTTTTAATAATGTTTTAAGTGAACTAATAGAGGCATATTATGAAAAATCATACATTTAACTAATAAAAAAAATAACTGTTAGAACTAAAAAATATGCGGGCATTACCTCCACAAAAAATAATAATAAAGTTCTAAAATGTGATTTATGTCACATTTTTAATAAGTCAATTTTGCTACAATTAAAGCATGTTAAACAACCATACGGGGGTATAAAATGACTTTATATGAAGAACTTTACAAAATTGTAAAAGAAAAAAAGGTTAAATTCTGGAATTTTGCGGGTAATACTTATGAGTTTACACATTTTACTGGTAATCATCATTATCAAGTTAGCCTTGCATATGTGGGTAAATATTACAATGAAGGTTTAATTACTACCCATATTGTTAGATTATCTAGACATAATTTTGACTACATTATCAGAAAACTAATGTATCAAATTATCAGAAATAGCGTAAAAAATTCCGCACAAGTTCGCTTTAATGTTTATTACGCTAAACAAAAACTTGCACAAGTTCACGGATCAAGCGGTGATTTTTACGGCTGGCGTAATGCGTAATAATGTTTCACGTGAAACATTTTAAGGGGTATAAACAATGATAAAAAATTCAAATTTAAATGAAGTATTTTACAGTACTGTAAAAATGCTATTGGATGGCGTATGGAACGGGGCACAAGTTCTTTTTTCCCAAAGTGTAGATAGCGAAACCAAATTCGATATAGAGTTTAATATCAAAAAAAATGCCGGATCACAAAATTCTTACTCTGTAGAATTTAATGACATTGATTTAATCGATCCCTCAAATAATGCCGATCCCGCTAAATTTACAGTCTACACTGAAACTAGACTGTTTCAAGTGATTGATATGTTATTAGAGCATTCTATGTTAGACGGTAATGCAAAATGCCGGATCTATGATTCAGACGGTGATAGAGTGTGTGAATTTTGTTTTGTGTGGGAAAGTGATATATAATCGATATTGTTTCACGTGAAACATTTTAAGGGGTAAAAAATGATAACTAAGTTTTTGTGCGAACCTATAGTTCTAATTTATTTGATCGGTATGTTGCCAGTGCTGGCAATGTGTTTATATGGTACATTCCATAAATAGGGGGTAAAAATCATGTTATTCAATAGCTTAAAAAAATATGTTGTTCACCGCATTTTTAATGACCGTGAATCCGTATGTATGCACGTTGATTTAAATGGAGATATTTATAATTATTGTTTCTATTGGGACAACGGCTTAAGATGTGACAGTGACGAACGTTTATTAAATAGTGAGGGTGTACGCTATTTGACAAATGTATGCGAGGGGGATCGGGTTTCAGTTCGCATTATGTGCAAAATTATTGAATCCTATCCCGCCGAAAGTTGGCATCGTGGATGGTGTAATGTTGATTGTGACTTTTAAGGGGTAAAATATTATGAGTTTAACTTATTGTGGGGTATTCCTAAATATTATGGTTGCATTATTGCATGTAGATACAACCAGTAACGAATATAACGATCTTGTGACTTTACAAAAAATTGCAAGAAATCAAGACAATGACAAAAAAGTAGATATTGATTTTTTGTTAAGAGAGTTTAGAAAAACAACCCGTTTAAAAGTTAGTCTTGATGACCTTTATTTTTATTTCTCAAAATATAATGTATGGAATGTATAAGGGCTAAAAAATGATTGAAATAGTTTTTGTATTAGTTCTAATATTTTTTATATTAGGTTAATCTAAAATTTATCCGTATAGTTCTAAGACTATACGGGTATAAAAACCAGACGCAGGGGGTATACTTTTTATATTTTTTTCGCCCCGGCCATATTCTTTACAATTTCCCCCTGATCCAAAAAACTTTTCAACACTTTATATCAAATTCAACGTCAAAAATCCCCCTGAACGTAAAAACTTTTGTGCCAATCGCTTTACACGAGGGAAAGTGTGTGGTAGAATGTGAGGGACAAAATGCGAGGTATATACGATGTTAAAGATGTGGTATGAAGTAAACGAGGCGTGGAGTGAGGCGAGTTTAGTATGGTTAAGCAGTTTAGTGATGAATTGCAAGGTAAGTGAGGTAATAGAGTTAGTAGGGTGGTGTGAAGTAGAAGCTGGTCGAGAGGAATGGGTAGAGGGGTATGTATGTAGATGTGCGGAGATTATAGGAGGGCGTTTCAAGTTTGAGGTAAGGGTATATGAGGCTAAGGAATATGGGATTGAGTTGTGTGGTAGGTGCATACCGAGGGAGAGTGTAGGGATAGCTATATCGAGGATAGAGCATTACAATGAGATGTTACGTGAGGAGGAGATGGAGGCGATCAAAGGCAGGCATGAGATATTATCGAGTTATCGGGAAAAGGACTATTACATACACTGTGACATAGACTGTATATTTACGGAGTGGTTTGATGCAGGGGTATTATTAGGGGAATTAGAGGAATTGACTGAGGACAATGGTAGGTGTATAGTAGGTGTAAGTGAGTATGAGCAGATAGAGTCTGTTTTAGCCGAGACACATTCAGAAGAATTTATGACTAGGTTACAAGGAGTGTATTTGAACTGTGGGTTTATATGTTTTCACAGGATTAAGAGGATAGACATAGAAAAGCTGATAGAATTTTTAAAAGGGTGTGATTCGTATTGTTTAGAGCAGGACTATGTAAACAATGAATATGAAAAGAGGGAGTTAAGTGTAAACTGGAACATGACGTTCAAGAGTGGCAATCACCTGCCGTACATGGTGCATTATTATGGAGAGAACAAGCCGTTTTTAGCAAAGCCTGAGGGTATATGTGACAGGAGTTATGAGTATTTTGGCATATGGTTCAGGTATGTAGAGGGTATCAAGTGGATATTAAGCAAGGAATTTTATAGTAGATGTTTAAGCAGGTACAGAGATTATTTAGTATGGGAGGGTCGTTGATGAAGAAGATTTTACTGGAATACGTTTTGCATAGCATGTGGTGTTGTGGAGGGGGGTTATTGTTATGGTGTATGAATGAGGTATTAAGTAATTTAGTGGTGAGTTGTGTATATCCTGTGCTGATGTTTTACTGTTTATATTTCTGGTATGACAGAAGCAGTATTGTGATAAGTCGGTGGTTTAAGGTGATAGAGGAGGCAGGTCGATGAGCATATACGATGATGATGAGATTATGTTACGGAACATAGTTGAGTATGGAAATGATTTATGCGAGAGGATAAAAATTCGGGATATAGTGTATAATGAGGAAGAATTTTTAGATCCGAGCAAGAGGGTAGGAAGTGAGGGATGGGAGGAATATGAATTGAGGGAGGAGGATTATGACAAGTTAAGTGAGAATGAAGTAAGGTTTTTATGCAAGCATTTAGGGATAACGTACAGGACTTACTTAGACAGGATAAAGAGGGGGATGAGCAAGAAGTGTGCGTTGACTAGCAGGAAATTTTTAGCAGGAATTGAGAAGTAAGGGAAATTACGATGGAGCAGATAAAGGTTAAATATTTAGATGGTTACTTACCTGAGTTAGAGAAAAAGGCTGGTGACTGTGGATATGATTTACGTGCTGTAATCAAGAGTGAGGTAGTGATAGGGGCTGGTGAGTCGTATGTGATACCGACTGGGATAGCGTTAGCGATGCCTGATGGTGTAGGTGGTTTTGTGTTTCCACGTTCAGGTTTAGGCTGTAAAGGGTTGGTGTTAAGGAATTTAACTGGTGTAATTGACAGCAACTATCGAGGTGAGGTTAAGGTATGCGTATGGAACACATCTTCTGAACCAATGGTAATCAATCCGTATGATCGTATTGCACAGATAGTATTCATGCCTTACATAAGTGGGGAGATAAAGGAAGTAGAGGAGTTACCGAGTTCAGAGAGAGGGAGTAATGGATTTGGTTCGAGTGGAGTAGAGTAAGAACAATATAATAAACAGGCTTGGTTTTTTTACCAAGCCTTTTTTATTGTCATATCCCTACCCTCACCTATACCGTTTCATATCAAGGAACGTAGTTAAAAACGTAATAAAAAGTATTTTGATGTATAATGATGTAGACTTCATACCGAGTTTATGAAAAAAAAGATGGAACAAAGAAAAAGACACCATGTCCTTACAGTCACAAATAAGAGTATAAGAGAGGTTAGGTTATGATATACAGCAGTAAGATAAGCCCGCAAGGCAAGAGAGCGTTAAAGGATTTGCAGAGATGTTTCAGTTGGACAGATGAGCAGTTAGACTATCTTATTGCGTGTATAGCGTTTGAGAGCAACCTGAATCCTTTTGCCAAGAACAAGGTATCGGGAGCAGTAGGGTTAATTCAGTTTATGCCTAGCATATGCAAGGCGTATGGAACAACGGCAGAGGAAATGGTAAGGAGAACCTTTGAGGAGCAAGTTCCGTACATTATCAAGCATTTTCAGCCGTATTACAAGCGTACCAAGACCTTATCTGACATGTACATGGCAATCTTAATGCCGTCATTCATAGGCAAGCCTGAGGATGCTGTCATTTTCTCCATAATCAAGACACCTGTGCAGTACAAACAGAACAGGGGTTTAGACAGGAACAACAATGGGGTAATAACCAAAGCTGAGGCTAGTGCTTTAGTATTTAGTCGTTACACCAAAGGTTTAGCAGATGTAGAGGAAGAAACTCCTTTTAGCGGGGCGAGCAAGAGGTAAGCAAAGAGGTAAGCAAGAGGTGAGAGGATGAATGACTGGGAGCAGTTACGGGATTTATTGAACGGAATACTTTTTGCGTTGATAGCTGGATTAGGTGGAGGGGTAGCGTACTTATCTTCGATAGTTGGCAATCGCAAGAAGAAGTTTATATTTGCTGATTTCATAATCAAGGCCATTAGCAGTGCATTTGCTGGGTTACTGATAGGGTGGATATTAGCGTACTATCAATATCCGCTGACGATTATATGCTCTGTAACGGGGACTGCTGGGTATTTAGGGGCTGATTTCACTGTAAATCTGATCAAGCGTGTATGTTTAAAGGACATAGAGGATTCCAACAATTCCAACAATTCCAACAAAGGCACTGACGATTAGAAAAGGGGGTTGGATATGTGGTTAAAATTTTTGCCGTTAATTTTTTCGGGGGTATGTTGGGTATTTTTATTTGGTGGGGGTTATTATTTAGGTCATTCTGAGGCCAAGCAGAGATACGCATATGAAGAGCAGAAGCGTTCGTTGGAGTATCAGGAGAAGATAACGACATTAGTGAATCAGATACGTTCGCAGGAGATAGCGATGCAGAGCAGGATAAACGACATAGTATCTGAGCAGATCACGAAAGAGGAGACGATAAAGAATGAATATGAAGATATTATTAGCAGTATGCGTGATGAGCGTTATGCCATATCTAACAGCCTGCACGTCAGCAAAGAGTGTGCAGAATCCGACAAATCTGTGTCCAGAGTTACAACCGATACCAGCAACCTTATCTGTTTCACCAAAGCCGATTTATACCGAAAGGTTGAAGAAAGTATGGCTATTGCAACCGAGTGTGACCGATTAGTGGTGAGGTATAATTCTCTGTTAGAGTATATAAAAGCCATCAACGACAAGCAGGAAAAAGGCGAGAACAATGGAAAATGATATTGAGATAGTAACACCTGAGATTTCTGAACGGGAACAGAAGTTATTTGATGAATTTTTAATTGAGTATTACAAGGACTATGATGCTGAGAGGGCGTGTTTAAGGTTAGGGGTTGAGCCTGAGAGTATCAACAGGGCGTTATTATACTTTTTTCAGTCTCCGTATATACAGAAGAAGTTAGCTGAGAGTGCTGTATTAGAGAAGCCTGATACGCAGGAAGCCATAGACAATGCTTTTGTATTTGTGGTAAACAAGTTACGCAATATCGCTGACAGTGGCACGAACAAAGAGAGATTAGAGGCGTGTAAGCAGTTATCTATGTTATATGGTTTGAATAAACCTGTAGACATTCGCACCAACAGCAGTTTTACCAATGTAATCATGTCACCACAGCCTGTATCTGATGCTGAATGGGAGGAGCAGGCTAGCATGACGATGGAGGCAAATTACGATGGTCAGTAATGAGTATATTGACCTGTTTCTGCTTTTGGCACAATACATCATTTTTTCGGGGATTATATTCACTATTATACTGTTTATAGGTGGTAACGATGGGCGTTAATTTACCTGACAACATCAAGGTAGTATGGGAGCCTCTAAAGGGTAGAATTATAAACGGCAAATATTCTATGAGTTCGCAGGAGCTTGTATTAACGTGTCCGTGTGACCTTATCTTTATGAGTTCATCTCGTGCGAGTGGTAAGACAGAGGTCAGTCTTATCAAATTCTGTTTACCAATAGGGAGGGGGTACGGCTCGTATTATCGTGGTGTTTACATTGATGCTCACTACAAGGATTTATCTGATGTTATAGCCCGTTCTAAGCGACTTTTTCCGATGATTTATGGTAAAAAGGCTCGATTTTACAGTTCAAAAGGTGATGAAAAGTGGGTATGGGACACAGGTGAGGAGTTATTATTTCGGCAGGGTGAGACTGAGGATGACTACAATTCGTTTCATGGTCAGGAATATGCAGTGATACTGTACAACGAATTATCGAAGAACGCTTCTCCTGATTTTTTTGACAAAATGCGTACCACCAACCGTACGTCATTCAATCCATTAGAGCATCCGTATTATATAGATCAGAAATACTGGGACAAGTATCACATAGAAAAGCGAGTACCACCCGAATATCCTAATGCTGTGAAAAAGTTTTTACCTCCTTTAAGGCCGAAGATAATCATTACCACTAACCCGTCAGGTGCAGGCAAGCAGTGGGTCAAAGAGCGTTTTGTTGATCCTGCTCCTGCTGGGAAGATAGTAAGAACTGAGCTTGAAGCGTTTAATCCTCAGACACAGAAGAATGAGAAGATGGTAAAGACACAGGTTCATATATTTAGTTCTTATAAGGAAAATACGCATTTATCACCTGAATATGTACTTGAGCTTGAGTCTATACAAGATCCTGAATTACGCAGAGCGTGGTTATACGGTGATTGGAACGCATCTTATGGTGATGGCATGTTCAATGATATATTCCGTAACAAATATCATGTTGTGTCTAGGTTCAAGATTCCTGCCTCATGGCACATATACTGTGGGTTTGACTGGGGTTGGTCAAAACCGTTCGCAACGTTATGGCTTGCTGTATCTGATGGTTCTGACATTACCACTGAAACAGGCAAGACGATACAGACTGTACGAGGTGATATATTCGTTGTCAACGAGTATTATGGTTGTGTACAAGGAAAGCCGAATACAGGGTTATGTATGCTTGCGAGCAAGGTAAGTCAAAACATTATTGAGCGAGAAGTCAACTGGGGTTATCAGAAACAGCTTGTGGCGTCTATTGCTGATAGTGCTATATTCAGTAAGGAAGATGACCACTGTATTGCCGATGAAATGAGAAAACCAGTCAACGTGAACGGAAAGATGTTTGCAGGTAAGAACTGGATAGGTGCGAATAAGAAGTCAGGTTCGAGAGCTGTGGGATGGAATTTAATCAAGCAGAGATTACAAAATTCCGTACCTGAGGTAGACGAGCAGACAGGTTTTACGTTACCGAGAGAGAAAGCAGGGCTATTTGTGTGTGACCACTGTCGGTCATTTTTAAGGACATTTCCTAATTTAGAGCGAGATCCGAAGAAAGACTGCGACATTGACACTGATGCAGAAGATCATATTGCCGATGCTCTCAGATATGCAGTATCATATTTAGACTGGGGAGACAAGAAAACCACAACGTATGGCATGATGTAAAGAAGTGCTAATAGTGGTATAATTGTAGTGTTTTACTTTTTGAGGAACGACAATGTTAGATAGTGAAAATTACGAATACACGAAAATGTTGCCATATTGGAAAAAACTTGATGACCTTTATCGTGGAGAAGATGTTGTAAAGAGAGCTGGTGTGAAATATCTACCTCCGTCAGCAGGCATGATTATAGACGATTTAGGCACACCTGAATCCATAGGTGACAAGGTATATCGTGCCTATGTTAAGAGAGCTGATTACATAAACCATGTAAAGAACGGTGTAGACAGATATGTAGGTTTATGCCATCAGTCTGCACCGACAATTCAGCTACCACCTGAGATGGAATATTTAAGGGATAAGGCTACTAAAGACGGTCAATCCCTCGAAAGTCTTTTGCGTATGATTAACACGGAGCAGGTTAAGCTCGGTCGCTGTGGTTTGTTTGTAGACCTTAACACTGACAGCAACGGAAGTGAGCCGTACATAGCATTTTACAACGCTTTCAGCATTATAAACTGGAACACCAGCGACAATCCTCATGGTTATTCTGATTTAAGCATGTTGGTATTACATGAAGTTGAGCATATATGCAAAGACTTTCAATGGTCTGACGAAGATAGATACAGAGTATGTCTGTTAGGTGACGGAGGGTATACTACTGCTAATGATTATTACACTCAAGGCGTATTTTTAGGCAATAATTTCAACGTCAACGACATGTTTACTCCTAGTTATTTAGGCACTAAACTGCATGAGATACCATTCGTATTCATTAACGCCTGTGACTGCATATCAACACCTGATTATCCTCCGTTAGATGATTTAGCCAACACAAGTCTCGGAGCGTACAGATTGAGTGCCGACTACAAACAGGCATTACACATGCAGGGACAAGATACTCTTGTTATCAAGGGCAACCTGTTGAATGTAACAACAGCTCCTACTGACAACAAAGAAAACGCTTTAGAGCAGGGTATCAGAACAGGTGCAGGAGCAGTATTAAACGTTGGGGCTGATGGTGATGCAAAGTTTATCGGTGTGAACGGTGACGGTATTCCTGAAATGCGTCAGGCACTTGAAAACATGTACAATCGTTGTGAAGTCAAGAGTGGTAATCTGTTGACTAATGGAGCAACTTTTGAAAGTGGAGAGTCATTAAAAACTCGTTTAACTGCTCAGACTGCTACACTTAATCAGATTGCTTTAACAGGTGCTTTTGGTTTGCAGAAAGCATTAAGAATTATCGCTCGCTGGATTGGTGCAGACGAAACTAAGGTAATTGTTCAGCCTAATCTTGAATTTAGTGATTTTCGTATCACAGGTGATGATCTTGTTAAAGTTACAACTGCTATCAAGCTCGGTTTCCCAATGTCTTTACAGTCTGCTTACGAATATGCTCAGTCTAAGGGGTATACAAAAGAGCCATTTGATACTCAGATTGAGATGATTAAGAAAGAAAAGGCCAGTGGATTAAGAGACATGCTTATGCCACCTGAACAGCAGTTTGCAGGAACTAACAGTGGTTTAAATCCGTTAAACGGCAATAATGCAGGCAAGACAGCTCAGGAAAGAGGAGCTGAAAGTGTGCAAAAAAAGGTAGCCACATCAAACAAGGATATATCAGATGTTGAAAAAGTTTCGTGATTTGTATTTTTATGATACAATGATGTTGTCTGACAAATAGAGGATATAAAAAATGACATTTAAAGATCCAAACACTACAATTCTCCCAGTAACAGTAGATTCTCTTGACTCTGTTGACGAGAATCTTCGTGGTATTTATGCTGAAACCACCGATGGTAAGTATCAGATTAGAGCCGACATAGCTTTTCAGTCTGACTTTGAGCGTGTACGTGATACCTTGACAAAGGAACGCACCAGCAACAAGGAACTTACCTCAAAGGTTAAGGATTTACAGTCACGTCTTGACGCTTATGACGGATTAGATGCTACTGCCGTTAAAGGTATGCGAGTAGAGCTTGATAATCTTAAAAACAACGAAAGTGACGTAAACAAGATCAAGTCTAGCAAGGCAGAACTTGAAATCAAGTTTAAGGAACTTACGACAAAGTTTGACGAGCTTAGCAAGATTAACGAAACATATCTGCGTGAAAAGAAAACCAACACTTTACGTGAAAAAGCAAGACAGGCTTTACATCAGAATGGTATGCCTGATTACGCTATTGACGATGGTTTGATGTATGCAGAACGCATGTTGGAAATGGCTGACGATGGCAGTGTCCGAGTAAAGCATGACAACAACCTTAACTCAATTTACCCTGAGGGTGTAACTGTTGAAACGTGGGCTGGCATTATCAAGAAGAACAAGCCACATTTATTTGGTGGTTCTATTGGTGGTGGAGCAGGCGGTTCAGGCTCAGAAAGTGCAGTATTTGAGGATTGGACTAACACAGGTATGAACGGAGGTATCAACCTGACAAAGCTGGCAAAAGCCATCAGAGAAGATCCTAATGCTGTTAGAGCCGTTGCGAAAAAGAAGAACATTGACCTGTCACGTTTCGAGTATATGTTTCGTAAAGAATAACTTGACAAGATAATATATTAAAGGCATGGTATTAAAAACTATGCCTTTTTTATTTTTATGTTATAATGTTGCCACTCCTTTATTTGTGACTGTTTTGGGGAGAAAATCACTTCTCCCCTTTTTTATTACAGATAAAAGACGTAGTGTTTCGTAACGAAAATTCATAAAATTCTTTTTTGTGATATTATATATTTGTTACGACTGGCGTGATGCCTGAGTAGCAATCTTCGGTGCGTGATGCTAAGAATGATTTTTAAACTAACTTATTTTGTTTTAATTTTGTTTTTATTTTTATAGGAGATGGCTACTTATGGCTACTACTCGTCTTTCCGATCTCATCGTTCCTGAGATCTTTGAACCTTATCTTGCTGATGAAATTACTCGCAAGACCAACCTTATTCAATCAGGTACAGTTGTTCGTGACGGCAAACTAGATTCACTGCTTAATGGTGGCGGTGCATCATTCAATATGCCTTTCTACGACAACCTGACTGACGCACAGGAATCTATCGCTACTGATAATCCTGCTGATATTATCACCCCTAACAAGAACACTGCCAGCAACCTCGTTGTTCATCGTTGTGTAAGAACTTCTGCATGGGAAGTTGCTGACCTCGATGAAATGCTTACTGCCAGCGACCCTATGGGCTTTATTGCCTCTCGTGTTGCCGACTATCGTTTAGGTCGTTTACAGGAACAGTTCCTTTCTGTTGTTAAGGGTATCTTCGCTAACAATGCTACTGCAACCGATGATTATCATACTCAAAATGACCAACGTTGGGATGTTTCAGGTGCTTCCTATGTAGCAGGCAGTACCGACTTCAACGTAAACCATCTGATTGACGCTATCTCTCTCATGGGTGATGCTCAGGATGGCCTCGGCATGATTATGGTACATCCTCGTGTGTTCGCTAACATGCAAAAGCAAGATATTATCGACACTCGTATTCCTAGCGGTGCTTCTGCTCCTGTTCGTTACTACAACGGCTATCAGATCATTCTTAATAACAACATGCCTGTGGATGCTACTGGTAAGGTATTCTCTACCTACATCTTTGGTCAGAACCAGTTTAAACTTGGTTTTGGTGCTGTTAAGAAGCCACTTGATATTAAGGAACATCCTGAACAGGGTAATGGTTATGGTGTAACCACTATGTACAACCGTTGGTGTAATGCCTTTGCTCCAAAGGGTTATTCATTTGTTGCAACCCCAAGTTCTGTAGGTGGCCCATCTAATACTGAATTTGAAACCGCTGGCTCATGGAGACGTGTAGTAGGCGATGTTCGTTCAGTCAAGATGGTTGAACTTGTAACTCGTGAATTAGCATAATCTCACCTTATCGTGAGTAACATCATAAAGGGGGTAGCCACTCCCCCTTTTTTAACGAAGCAAATAGAGGTAATAAATGTTAGCAAGTGAAAGAGCATATCAGTATGTCAAAAATCTCAAGCAGACCGATCCAACAATGTATAACACAATGAAATCAAATCTTGATGAAGCTGTCATTACAATCAGACGAGTTTTCCGTGACAACACGATCACCAAAAGTTCTGTTGAGCTTTTTTTCACTGATGAACAAGATTACGAAAATCGTAAAAGAATTTTAACAGAAAGTCTGAATGAAGTCAACGCAAAAATTAACGAATTTCAGGCAAAAAGAGATGAGATAGTAAAATCTTTAAGCACTATTGATTTTATGTTCGGCCATAAGCAGAGTTTAGCTGAAAAAGAAGCACTTATCCGTGAGGGCATGAGACGTACTCACGAATTAAAGGCACAGCAGGTATTAGAAGCTAGACGGCTTTTAGAACAGCAGAAAAAGATTGTAGCTGAAAAATTTGGTGACGAAACTGCTGTAACTTTTGAAAAACAGCAGAGTGAAAAACCTGTTACAAAACATAAGAAAAAGGTAGTTATAGAAAATGGCTCTGATTAAGTTTGGCCAAACATTCTTTACACATTGGCGTAAGTACAAAGCTAGACTGTTTAAGGTATCGGGTTGGATAAGCAATCCGTTACCGTCAGGCTGTACCGTTTTAATGCCATCGAGAGTACGCATTAAAATGACCGCTAGAGATGCGGATAGTTCTTTTACTATTCGTAGCGGTAATACTAGCATTACTTATAATTTACGTCAAGGCGAAGAATTTATTACAGTTATAAATGCCAACAATTTTCTTGTTACGGATAATGCTGGCATGGTTGAGGTTGACTTAGGGCATCTTAGGTCAGATTGGGCAATTATCATAGGCGTAGGACACCCTATAACAGACGGTTACGGTTTATCTGCATACGGTGTAGACCCTTACGGAGAATAGAAATGGGAACAACATTAGAAAACGGCGTTTATTTGCCAAGTGAGGGCGAGCGTAACTGTTATGCTGGCTTAAAGACAAATTGGGAGATTTTAGACCAAAAAGTTGCCGATGTAACAGCATTACAACAAGCTGTCGCAGGTGCGTTACGCAGAGAAATTGTCGAAAGTTTGCCGACTACTGACATTGATCCTAATACTATTTACATGATTTTAAGTGGCACAAGTGCTACTGAAAACGTGTATAACGAGTACATGTACGTCAACAACGCATGGGAGTTAATCGGTACAAGTGCGACTGATCTGACTAATTATTACACAAAGGGTGATGTTGACGGATTGCTTTTATTAAAAGCAAATGCGTCAGATTTAACCTCGCATACAGGTGATACCACAATTCACGTAACTACTGCTGATAAGAATAAATGGAATAATCAAAGTGTAAAGAATGTTGTAACTAATAATCAAACTATCAAGTCAACAGGTATAACAAGAGGTACAGCACCATCAAGTGCACAGACATTTGGTATAGCTTTTAGTGATAATAATAATAAGTATATTGGTAATATATACGGACTATTTGCTACTGACATGTCTACATCTGTAGGTTTATATGCTTATAAAGGTTCAACAACCGCAAACAGTGACAATGTGTCTGTACGAGTAGGATATGATGCTAGTGGTAACGCATATACTTATGCACCTACACCAGCAACTACCGATAACTCAACGCAAATAGCAACAACAGCGTTTGTTAAAGCTCATGATAGTAATGTTGTGCACAATAGTGGGAATGAGACTGTAGGTGGTGTTAAGACTTTTGCAGATGTACCTGTGTTTACTAGTTTTGACGGAATTAGATTTAGATGTGCACACAATTCTAATGCGTATATAACCTTTAGAAATGTAAATCAAGCTAATCCGGGGTCTCTGATTTTATCAGCTCATGATGGAAGTGTAGGTACAGCAATTCATTTAGTGGATAAAACCTTAATACCATACAACAATAACGATACAGACTTGGGTAGTAGCTCAAAACTTTGGAAAGATTTATACGCTTATCATGGTTATATCCGAGGGCAACAGCAGAACGATGAATATTCAGGAAATGCTAGAACTAATTTAACGTTACTGGCTAATAGAGATACTATAGGTCAGAGTGGTTGTTTGGTTGATACTTTTAGAGAAAATACAGCGCAAGGCACAGGAAATCACATACTCGGTTTTGGAATAAAAGAAAATTCTGTACGCTATGAGGGTTGTAGATTTTCTTGGTTTTATGACAATAATAATAATGGTTATGTTTTTGCTTTAAGACCAACAACACAAGGAACTAATCAACCTATTAAATATGAATTAGGTAACAGTTCATCTAAATGGTCAACAATTAACGGCATAAATCCCGGTGCTTTAGGTATGCCTGATTTGAGTAATGGGATTGATATTTCAAGTTATATAACAGTACCCAATGCAGTTTCTACTTATACTCCTAGCGTTAATGGTTGGATTTCAATAGTGCTTAAATCAACATCGGGTGCTGTAGGTTGTTTTGCAACTCAGGGAGATTTTGCTAACGGTCATTATGGTGCTACGGCTCTAGTAAGTGAAACTGAACCTTGTGTAATGTTAAGCATGCCTGTAATTGGCGGAATTGCAGTTAATATAAATACGAAAGGAAGTAACGCTTATGTTTATAGTGCTAAATTCTACCCATGTCAGGGAAATGTATAAGAGGTTTATATGTCAGAATTAGAAAATATTGAAAATGTAGAGCAATCTACAGGTGAAGTAACTGGTGAAGTAAGTGGTGAAGTAAGTGGTGAAGTACCTATTGTAGAGGAAGAACAACCTCTTGAAGAACCTCAACCTATTCAACAGGTCGATGGCCTTTATTATTATGACAAACTGTACGAAGATGGCCATCTCGGTCAGTTTACCGAATCTACAGCTCTCGCTTATGCGATGGGCTGGCAAGATAACATCATCGAACAGGTTAATACAGAGAAAGGCTACAATGGTTGGACTTATGTAAAAGGTAAAGCACCTGTTAAGGGCTTGGATTTGGTTAAGGCTGAAAAGCTGAACGAAATCTCTGCTATTGCTGATGCCTTTGAACAAATGAAGTGCGACAGCATGTACGTTACTAGCTCTCTTGGATTTAGAGTTAATGCCGACAGACGTTCTTTGCAGAACATTGAAAATATGATTACTCTTGGCGAAAGTCAACAGTTTAAGGACTACGATAATACGTTCCATTATCTTTCCGTAGACGAACTAAAAATTATTGCCAACGAAATCATTATCAACGGCTTAAATCTCTATTCACAGAAGTTCACTATGCAACAAGCTGTTACTTCTGCTACCGAGGTTGAGGCTATTGCTAACCTTGATTTAACTTTTAATATGATGGATTTTTCTACTAACTAACTGCGTTGCCCCTGTTCATTCAGGGGCTTTTTATAAGGATTGTTATATGCTCCCTGATAAAATATACTTTTTATTGGCCTGCCTTGCTCGTTTGGGATATGTTCGTTTGCTTGAATCTGATGATATAGAGTTAACTATTGATGGTTCTAATTATCTACAAGATGTTGATGCTTATACGGCTGTGGAAAACACTATCTCAGACTTAAACATCGACAACATCCAAATTTGTGAAAGTTCTCAATACGACTTTTATGCAAAAATAAAAGATGGGGATTTTGTAGGTAGTATTTTTGTAATTATTGCATAAATAAAAAGTATTCGAGATACATAAAATAATTATTTGTGTTATAAAGAAATTCAGCAGAATTAACAAATCAAAAACCTAGTAAGTCACAAATAACTTCATTTGTTAAACAAAAAGGTTGGGCTTTAATTACAGGTGACGATAGTTCACAGAACATTGTTGATATATGCTCGGCACTTTTGGCTTATAAGGTATTGCAAAACAAATAAATTATGATAAAATCTCCTTAATACCATTTTAGGGAGATTTTTATGTTTATAGTTTTTGAGGGTGGCGATGGCTGTGGCAAAACATCGGCTATCGAATATGTAAAAAATAAAATAAATGAGTTCTATCCTTGCACTGTATTTACAGATTGGTATGGTGAGGAGGGACAAAAGGTTAAACAAACTTTTGTTACCACGAATTTTACTGACGAAGAACGTTTGCAGATTGTCAGCCAATGCAGAAAAAACGCATTAAAAGAAATGCAAAAAGCCGAACAGCATAGTATCATTTTGTATGACAGATTTATTCTTTCTACTTACGCATATCAGTCTGTTCTAGGAATTGGAAAATTACCTGTCTTTACTGTTATGAACGCCATAAAACAAAGCCTCAAGGATTATGACGAACCTAATTTGCATGTAATCATTAGAGGTGTCGATTATGATACTCAGCAAAGACGTATCGCTAATCGCTCAAAACAAGACGTTTTTGATTACATGCCTAGAGATAAATATGAAAAATTACAGAAATTTTATCAGCAAGAATCCAAAAAAGTGTTGACACTTCATTTAAAAAATCCTAAACTTATTATGAATATAGATAACACAGGTTCTTTGCAAGGCCTGTATCAACAGTTAGATAATGTTGTAAACTTTGTTTCTAGGAGTATGATATATGCAAGTTAACACCGATTTAGACTTCTCTGATTTTTTAAAAGAACCTCTGCCAGCAGGTACATATATTCTTGAATATGTACGAGATGGTTTTTCAAATTCTAATACTATTATTGATATATTCTGTAAAGTAGTTAAATGCGATGAACACCCTGAGACTGTCGGAGAAGAATGTAAAATTCAAACATGCTTTAGTTCTAATAATAAACGTATAGTAGCCATCGGAAATTCTATACGCAATCAGATATTTAAGGCGTGTATTGGTGACGAATTGTTTAAAGTTGAATCACAAAAAGGTGGTATAACAACATCTAAATTTTACGGACTTCAATTCCAATGCTATATAGACGTTAAACAAACTACTTTCGGTTTTAATGCTGAAAAGAATAATTTTAAAACTTTTAAGTGTATATACTCGGAAGAAGAACTGC